GCGATGCACACTGGCTCTTCAACTGGGCGCATGAGGGCGATTGGGTCTATGTGCATGATCGCACCGGTCAAACGCCCACCGATCCGGCCCTTTATTCCGGCGGCGCATATTGACAGGGCACAAGGTATATGATAAACTACCGCCCGCTTGAAAAAGCACTGGTCCCGTGGTGTAGCGGTTAACATGCGGCCCTGTCAAGGCCGAGATCGCGGGTTCGAATCCCGTCGGGACCGCCTTTATATAGTCACATTCTCAAGATGGAGTTTCGTACGCCAACGAAACATCTTTCCCACCAATAAAAGAACTACCCTCTCGGGCGGTTCTTTTATTGTATTTCGCGAGATGGCGGTCAGCGTGCGCACGCTGCAAAAGCGGCTGGAAGCCGAGGCTGCCAGAGAAGTACCTGATAGCTAATTACAGATACAAGCATTTCGCCTTTACTTTTGTCGTTACTGTCGCCCCAATAATCCTCAACAATGTCGCTCCTGATGCTGATGTCATTGCGTTTACATAATAGTTTTCATTGGCGGCCAGATGTATTGTGTCAGCAACATATCCGAAAACTGTTTTCACGGGTGAAGAAACGAAAAAGTGAAATCTTAAAAGATTATCGAATGCATCAGGAACATTATTGAGCCCGCCATTAATAGAGTAATTAGATGTACCACTGTAATTAACTTGTACTCCAAAAGATGCTGATAGCTGCCACATACCAATGGGTACAGACAGAAATATATTGCCAGGATTATATACAGTATTAGCGGCAGGCGAAGCATAATCTGCATTTGAATTTACAGACAGTGATGGAGACCAATATTCCTCTGCAATCGGAAATCCAAGCCCGGGCTGTTTTGGAAGCGAATACTTGAATTCAGTAATTGGATAACTTGTTGTATTCAGAACATCATAATTTATATCAGATGTGTCGAGTCTGGTTAGCACTGTAACAAATGTTTGATTATTGGAATAGATCGGCGCAGACGAAACGAAACCGTACCGAACGATGTTATTTTGCGTCCATTTTATCGGCGTTCCCTCGGCAAGATATATTGTGTAATCCACATTATTAAACGCAATTGTGTACGTCGGATCATTCGCACCGATCAAGACAGGTTGCACAGTAAGTGGATGCCAGCCATCATATGGCGCTCCGCCAATTAGATATTGTTTCCCATTGCCAATATCTATATTTCCATCACTTCTGATGGTCGCAGCAAGGGTCATACTAGAATCTTTTGTGGTTAGAATCTCAACACGAGTTGGCGTGCTGTTGCCTGACCAGTCGCCATCAGCGACAAATCGTATTTCGGCACGAGTATCTGTCCATGTGCCTCCGTTATATCCCCGTCCTCGTATCCTCCCAATGATTTGCCCAGATTTTACATTTGCCGGGCTAGTGGCAGATCCATCAGCTACGCCAAACGCGCAAAACGGTGCTGACGCCGCGCCATAAGTGACTTGAAATAGACCGGTACTCTCACCTTCTCCGGCTATCCATAGCATTTTTCCGAATGGCACGGGGAATGCAGAAACATTGCCAATCCCCAACGACTTAGAAACAGGATTCCAAGTTAATTGTGCATCCGCTCCAAACATACCAGAGTTGTTGAATTGGATTTGGCCATTACTTCCAGCAGGGCCACTGCTACTACCTATCCGTCCAAATCTTAAGTCAAAAACATCCGTATAATGCTCCTCCTGCCGGATCTTGCTCATGCCAGCATATAAGCGCACAGCAGCAATTTCATAATCGTTTGATACTGGGATACTAGCAGCCGATAATGCCTCGATTGTATCAGCCACCGGCCCCATCGTAACAACTGGAGCACCGGTAGTGTCTAATGCAACCAACGCCATCACTGCGCCATTAGAGGGGACATACGGGGACATATCTATCTCGGTATACCCAACGTAGGTCCAGGAGCCATCTGGATTCTCCTTGAAAAATGGGTATATTTGCAACGACATCCCATGCGCTTGCGGTAACCCTGGCAGAAACTGTTCTGCCCGCACCCACGTTGTCATGCTTGATTTCCAGGTATGATTATGAGGCGCAATTTGTTGTATTGACGATGGCTGCTGGCTTTGAGGAACAAATACCGGGCGCACTGAGAGCACCTGAAATAAAGTAGGAGCAGATATGTCATAGCCAGCGAACACTGGCAGATTTGGGATATTTGTCGGCACACGATTATTAAATATGCTTAGCACCTCGCCATTTGTCATGCGAAAAAACACATGAGATGGTTGACTGGGGTCTTCAACGACACCATTGCTATTTCCTAGAAATCCAGAATAGACAATAAAACGAGGCTGATAAGTATTCAGCCTTTTGCGTAGGGACTTATAAAATTTTTTTTCTGGATTCATGGCAGGCTCCTAAAACACATGGCGTATTGCCAAGACATCAAAAAACGGTCCAGCCCACGATTTCAAATCACCGGTTTTCTCAATTATAGTGTCTCCAATATCAAGCGTAAACTTGATCGTATTTGCACCAGCAAAAATAAATGCATCTTGACCGACATGCCAAACCGCTGTAACAACCTGTGGTATAAGTGCCGTTGACCAAGTTGTACCATAATCAGATGAGCGGCGGAATCCAAATACATCATTAACACCAATAACAACATTCTGCCCACTGCTGTTTGTGCACAAGCTTTGGAAGAAATAGTTTGGCAAACTGTATGGCGCAGGCGCAGTACTCAGTTCTGTCCAGACAGATCCCCTATCGGTTGTAATGCGCGGCTTATTCGTTTTTATCAATGTCGCATTTGTAGCGTATTGTGCTGTAATCACAATGGGTTCACCATATGTAGATAATACTTGGTTGTTACTCACTACTGCCCCATTCCGTGACAATTTCGTTGTGGCTATATAATTATTGCCATCATAATAAGATATTGTCCATCCACTGCCATCAAATTGTATAAACCCGGTGCGATACACTGCAGATGGGGAAAATAGAAACACATTCGATGTACGCGCCAGGCTGGAGGATGATCCATACCACGGATACACAATACAAGTTGTAAAAATCGTCACGATCAAACCGGCAATTACAATCAACTCATCATCCGCATTCCGATTGATACCAAATCCTAATACTGCATAATTACGTGGATATGGATATCCTTGAGGATTGTCAACATCAGCAGCGTCGAAAACCTTTACCCATGATGCTCCCAAATCTTTCGCAGTCCACACAGACTGATTAGCATATTGGCAATATAATCTTCCAGAGGCAGACACCTCAACTGCAATTATTGCAGCCGGATTGGGCAACCCTGCATTCATAGCGAACCAATGTGGAGATTCAGAGTCGAAATCTTTTGTATAGAATATGCCTTTATCTTTGATCAGTAAAATAACTGTCTTTACAGCATTGGGGCTTGGGGTCGGTGGAAAAGGTATCGGTGGTGGGACTGGAATTGGGAGCGGCGGGACTACCGGTGGTGGCTCGAAGTTCCCATTATCAATTGGAATGTCTCCATTTGTAGAGTTCTCAGGTACACTTTCGCTCTCTGCATCCCAACTGGTAAGCAGAAACCCGCGGCTGTCATAGTGCAGTTCCACTTCCCTGACAACAACGCGCCCGCTGTATGATATTCCGCGTTCAGTATCGCTTTCATCAATGTTTATTTCGACATATTGCGCCGGGACAACATCTACCATGCGGTTGTTCATCGCCAGCGAAAAGGAAAAATCAAATGGATGATTATGCGCTCCCAATATCAATCCGGCCATGGCGTTGCTTTGCGCCTGGCTGCCAGCCAGATAATTGTCAAGCGGGATATTTTGACCCCAGCGTTTGAAATTATGACCAGGCGCAAGGCTATATAAGGTTTTCGGCTCGGCACCTCCCTGCACCAGCCATGTGGTCAGATCAATGCGCGCATCGCTGGATACCAGCCTGCGTTTGATGTCCAGCCCATTATCCAGCCAATCTCCTTTTTGGAGCGTCATCACGGTCGCTGCGCCAGAACGATCTGCCGGGTCCATCATCTGCGGATCGATCTGCATAAATAAGCGGCCATATCTATCGCAACATGGACGTGCAAGAATCTTATCAGCGAAGTTGGATAATTTCTGCCATAACGAGCCAATCGGCTCGATTAACGCAGGTGCCAGACGCGGATCGCCATTTCCATAAACATCCATGATGCTTGCAACCGTTGACCGCCAATAGATCAGATGATAGAGCGCTTTATCGAGCGTCAGGCCAAACATCTCGTTCCATTTCGTGGGCGTTTTTCCAATATTGATCAACGAAACATCCGACCCTGCAAGCTGGTTCATCCACCAATGCGGGCCCCTTACCGTGAACTTAGTCGTCCCGCCATTCGGGTCATATTCAATGGATTCGCCATCTACCCAGCCGAGCGTGACAATATTCTCATAGCCTGGGAGCGGACCGATATTATTTGGGGCCTTATCATAATAATCCTGTGCCACAAGGGTGATCATCGCCCGGTCGCGAATGTTTGCATCGAAGCCGCGAATAGTGACGGAAAAATCCCATCCGCCATTGTCGTAAGAGCCACGGCAGGAATCCAACGTGAAATCAGAGATCAATGGCACGGCGTCAGACCACACGCGCACGGTGCGATAGGCCGTCGTGCTTTTGCCGTTTGCCGCTGTGACCGTAAATGCCACGCGATACCTGCCAGCGGCGTTATAACGAATTGTAGGCATGGCAGTCGTCCCGCCCGTCACAGAGACGGACCCGGGCGCGGATACCGAATAGGCTGAAATTGTCGAATCAATCACCCATGAGCCTGACAGATCGAATTGCAAGTCAACAAACGCGCCTGTCAATTTTGCCACGCGCCTGGCAGGGCCAGCATTGACGATGGGGCAAAACGCGCTGTGCTGGTCGCTGTAAACGATTTCGCTGTCCATGTATTGTGTGCCATCTGCCAGGGTGCGTTTTTCCCGAGACCAGATATTCCAATCGTCAATCACGGTCAAATAGGCATTATCTGCCCATTTAATATCCGCATGTTCACCCAAATACAATTTCGTAGATGTGGCGCTCTTGCGAATGCGACACATGCCCAGATCTGCGAGACCTGCTGCAGTTCCGACAAGCAGCGTCATGCCGGGCAATACGTCAGTATATGTCCCGCTGGTCACATTATCGTATGTAACTTCAAGGATTTTATCCAATGTCGTGAATGTTTGATTGACCTGGCATGTAAAAACAACCGGCGGAACATCCACATCCAGCCACAGGATGGTCGCCTGATCGCTGCGCAGGGCGGATAATTCGTCCGAAGTCAACGCGCGCGGCATTTATACCTCTACCAGGTTGACGAATTCGATGATGATCTCTTTGCGTTCTCCGAACCATCTGCCAGATGTATCGTCATCCACCCAATTCATGACGCATTGAAAATTGGCATACGTATCATCGTCTTTTTTGGTGCGAATGTAGACAGTCGCCGAATAGCCCGGGCAAAAAGATTTCAATTGATTGCGTTCGTCAAGAGACAGAAGCGGGAATGTCCAATATGCCACCGGTAAACCGAACCCGCGTTTTGTATTTGTTCCCGTTTTTTTAGTGACTGCAGACGGGAGATATGTTGACTTGGGATAAATTGACAAGCCCAAATCCTGTAAATCGGTGATTGTACCTGCGGATGTTCCAATGCCAAAATACATCATACACCTGCCAATCGTTCTGCCAGCCGCCCGAAGATACGGTCGTTATTTTCTTCCATCATTTCACGCGCCTGGCGGATGGTAAGTCCGCTGGCAAAATGGAAATTATTAAATTGCTGGCTCAATGAGCTTTGATTCAAGATCGGGTTCGCCATCGCCTGAGCCATGGCGTTGGGGTCATTCTGACCCCAGCCACGCAGATAGCCAAGCCAGGAATATTTACCGCGCTTCTCGAATTCTCCCGAAGGCGAATGAATGGCCAATTTGCTGTCAAACGCTTTCATCAATTCGCTGGCGGCTTTTATTCCCGCGGCGATCAGCGCAGGAATGCCTCCCAAAAGGCCATTGACGATTCCTATGATGACAAATTTACCAACCTGTGACCAGTCCACACGCTGGAAAATCTGCACAATATAATCCCGCGCCCGCGCGAAGAAATTGAGAACATTCTGCCAGGCAGTTTGTATCCAGCCCGCCCAGCCTGCAAATTTCGCTTTGTTTTGTTCCACCCAGGCGTCCCATGCGCCGCGTAGATTTTCGAGCGCTTCCGCCGTCCCTGATTTCAAATCCGCCCACATTTGCGCAAAGCCCCATTTGACAATGAACCAGAGTTGTTTCGCTGTCGTGGTAATGCCCATAAAATTGTTTTTGAAAGCGAGATAAACTAATGCAATCGTGGCGATGATTAACAATAACGGGAGAATAACAGTCAGGGCAGAGGCGGAAAGGCCAACAATCGCCGTGCCAGCCGCGCCTGCTGCGGCCGCGATGGAGCCGAGAGAAATGCCCAGACTGCTGAGTGTGCCGATAAAACCGGCGAGCGAACTGACAACGCCAATGACTGATCCTGAAAACGAAATGAGCGGGCCCATAAGCGCAAGGAACCCCAATAAAATCAGAATTCCCTTCTGCACAAATGGCGGCATATTATTGAATGCTTCCAGCATTTTATTGATTGCTTTTACGCCATCCAGCACAATCGGCAGCAGATTTTTGCCAAGCGTAGCCATTGCATCGGCAAACTCTGCCTTCAAAATGCGGGTCTGATTCGCAAGGCCATCCGATGTGCGGGCAAAATCTCCCTGTGCGTTGGAGGTTTGTTCCAAAATGAGCGCATAGCGCGCCTGTAACAGAGCGGCCTGCGATACCTCTCCATTGGCATCGGCCAGTCCCATCTGCACTGCTTTGGCTTTGACCGCAGTCATCGTCAGGTTTATATTCAACGTCCGAAGCGGCTCTACTTCTCCAACCAGTCCCGAACGCAATTTCTCCAGCACGACATTTGGGTCCAGATTGTTGAAAGACGCCAGGTCTGCGGCCAGTTCCACCAGGCCTGTGGACATTTCAGCCGCTTTATCTTTTCCAAGCCCCATACTGGTAAACAAATTTCCAAATGTTCCCGCCGCCTCGAGCGCCTGTTGTTTGCTCATGCCGAATGCGGTGGCTGAATCCTGCGCCCATTTCAGGACCGATTCAGACATATCTCCAAAGACAACTGAGACCTTATTCTGCGTTTCTTCCAGATCGCTGGCCGCTTTGACTGAGGCCGTACCCAATGCCAGGATTGGCAGAGTCAATCCAATCGTCATTGCATTACCGACGGACTTCAAAACTCCTGCCACCTGCAATCCAACCGAAGAAAGATTCATCAAACTGGTCGTTGCCGTGGAAACGCCGTGCTGGACGCCGCTGGCGTCCAGTTCCACTTTTCCGTATGCGCTTCCAAGTTGGATTGCCATTTACCAAACTCCTGACTTCGGTATCCTGATTTTCTTCGTCACGCGCGCTTTTGCGCTGGCAAATTTCATGTTCCCCTTCCCAATGGAGGTGGGGCTGTCGCCGTGCATAACCGCTGCCTCCGTTCTGAGGCCGATCAGCGCGCACGCTTCATCAATTTGCCAGGCGGTCCAATCGGTATGCAACTTCAGGATCGAGCTCGGCCTCGTCGAGTACCGTTTTCCCAGCACGTCCAGCCTGAGCAGGTTGTCTCTCGTCGCGAAAGGGCTGCACCGCCGCCGTCTCACGATTGATCCAGTTGAAAACGGCCATTTTGTCATCGCCTGGCAATTCATCGAGACCCAGATGTTCGTCATCTCCATGATCGGCAATCGGCGGGTCTTTTATGGCAATTTTCATGAGCGCATCCATCAACTGCCCAAATTCAGCCGCATTCTGCGAAATCGCGTTAAGATCCAATTCCTGTCGCCCATTTCGCGCGGCTTCCTCGCCCAGCGCCAAAATTGATGGCGGCAATTTGCCCGTGAATATCAGATCGGTGATGGTCACATCTACGACCATCACCTTCAACCCGCTGGGCAGCGTAAGCTCATGCATACGTCCCGCCCGCCAGTTTGCCAGTTCCGCGCGGCGGTCATTTTGAGATTGAGCAACATGCTCGAAATCGTTTTTTTTCGGCATTTCATCTCCACTGATTACTGATCACTGACTACTGATCACTGGCTACGAAGTGGGTAAATCATGGGCAGTTTCGTTCTGGACCCAATCGTAGATTCCGTTCACCCCGTCATCAATACCGATACCCTTGATGGTGGGTTTGGTGATTTCACCGTATTTCAGCGAGCCGTCCAGCCCGTCGGTGACTTTGGCTTTGTAGATAATGCAATGCACATCATCATCGCCCTCGCCGAGCGACTTGCCGTAGATTTTGAAATACGGCAGACGCACCGCGCCAGCATGATTCAGGGTTTTGGCCTGGTTGGGTGTCGTGCCAGTGGTAGTGGTGCTGGTGCCATACATGATAGCCAGCGCTTCCAGCGGCAGAGACGAAAATTCCAGTTCCCATTCAATGGCGTCACGGACAGCTACTACGCCGCCCAATTTGTCGTCGCCCTGCGCTTCTGCCGAACGAATGCGCTCCTTGAATTTCAGCGTCACAGATTCGGGCAGGTCTACCTGCGTCGAGCCGTCAATGCTGGTCAGTTTGATGTCGTTCAAACCGTAAACGATAGGTATGGTATTTAAAGTCATTTCAATCTCCTTTATAGTTTTCTCTTTGCTACAAATCGCAGCGAGCCCAGCGCACAATCCAACGCGGGGTCATGCTGTCCTTGGATGGTTACATCATGCTCGATATTCCATACGCTCACTCCTATTTTCTGCTCATTCAGGTCATTGAAAACATAATTCATCGCCTGCTCGATCACGTCATAACCTGAACGTTGATAAAAATAAATCGTGACGGGCGTTTGAACGCCGCGCCGCGTCGGTCGCAATTTAATCTCTGTGCCTTCCCTGATCAGCGCGCATGGCTTGATTTCACCATGCGCGTCGAAGGCGGCAGGCGTTAATTGCCTGCTGATCTCCATCACATCTGCATATATGCCGCCTGTCAACAAATCCATCAAAGATGTATCCGCCTCAAGAACGCCCTTGATACTATTGCTTAGAGTCATTTCAACCACTCCGACAACTCTGTACCCAACAGCCACACCGCCAGGCCAATCGCCTGCGGCAAAATGGATGCCTCTACATTTCCGCCGATGTCCTGCGCGTATTGATCCATTTCAGGCCATGCCTGTTCGCCTGTCATCCAGCCGCGCAGTTGAGAAACAAATTCTTTTTGATCCATCAACACTGCGGTTTTGAAGCAAAAACAATGCGGGTGAATCGGCAGTTCGATTTCGCCCTTCGGATAAATCCCATCACCATTCTCGCCGCCCTCCACAATATCATCGCATTCATCGCGCTCCGGGTGCGCCGCCGATAGATGGATTTTTTCCTGCTCAACCCAGGGCTGCATCGCCATCACCTTGTCTGTGGCCAGCGAATGGATTTTCTGGATTTCCGTGCGCGCCAATCGCAGGGCGTTATAACTCACGCCGCGCCCGTCGCACGCATCGCCCGAAAGCAAACCGGTTGTTGATGTGGTCTTTTCTTTGGCAGTCATCCCATATAGGCGCGTAGATGTCCAGCGCGGGCAATCTGCATTCGCGCCCAGAAATTGTTCGAGCAATTTCGCCGTGTCCCATGCGCTCGATCCATTTGCAATCGCCTGCATCAGTACCTGATTGATACCATCTCTGGTTTCGCGGTCCAGATTCCAAATCCGGCTGGATAGATTCAGGCTCGACCCGCCATACAGATAATTCTCGGCCACATCGAGCAAAATACGGATCTGCGGACTGAATACTCCATCCTTCACGGTCTCGGTCAGCGCTTCACTGACCACCGATGACTGATCACTGACCACCGGCCTGATCACCCTCTCATGCATCACCGCCAACACCCCAAATGGAATCCAAGCCGCTTCCCTGCGGGCTTTTAAAAATTGCGCTTGCCATTCCTTAAACATATCTCCCCAGGCTCTCAGGAGATCGGTCTGCAATGCAAATCCGCTTGCGCCATCCAACACGCCATCCCTGCCGCCCGCTTTTAGAATCAATGCGGTCGCCTCACGGCCAAAATCGAGCAGCATTTCATGCGTCAGCGATGTGAAATAAATCTGCAAACGCATTTGCGCCTTGAATGACGCCTGGTATAGTTTTCCCAACGGAACCGCTTCGAGCTGCTGGAGCAATTTCCTGGTATCCATTAGATACTAAGCCCTTTCAGCGTCGCGGCAAATTTCTCGCTATCCATGCCGTCACCGGTCAGGATTTCGAGATCAACGCCGGGGATGAACTGAGCCGCCAGCGACTGTATTAATTCTTCCTTGACACCCAGCACGCGCAGGCGCATCAACGCGTCTGCCAGGTCTCGCAAGCCGGTGGGAGTCAATCCCTTTGCTTTGCGCCATATGATTTCATATTTCAAACTAGCTGGTAGAATACCTTTCAAAGTCCATTGCAACTCCACCAGCGGTTTGACGAATTCCTCCGTCAGCCATTCGCGCCCATCCTCGAGCGTTTCCTCGTACTCGGCTCTTTTCTCGCCCAGCACATCGCGGTTCAAGCCGCCCCCATAGCCAATCAATTCCATAGGGGTGGGAGACGCAAAATACATCGTCTCTATATGATGGGTAATATCCGCAATTTCATTCAAATGCGCGTCCCCCTGTATCATTGTAATCGAGCCTGGTTTATTGGTGTAATAATTGCGGACCGCCGCAAAAGGATTGGCTTCGGCGGCTTTATTTGCTTCTTTGTAAGCCTCTAAATCAGCCGCAGATCCCTCTACTACATGGTGCAAAATTGTTCCGGCGCGTGTCTTCCGCCGCACCGATACGTCAATTTCTCCTTCACTGACGCGTTTGAACGCGCCTGTGGAAGACGCCCACATGGGCGTACCATAGCGGTCCTCCTCATCATGATCCCAACGGACATGGATGATCTGCCACTGGGCAAACCAGATTGCATCACGTGGCGGCTCAGCCGTCATCCAGGATTGCGGAGACATCCAAAACGCTTTCTGCGGATTATCAAATTCATCGTAAGAATTGCTTGCCCGGTGCATCTGCAAAGTCGGTTTACGCGAGAGATTGACGATGTCCATATTCTCGTCTACCACCACCTCATAGAACGAATCGCCATCCCTGCCTGTCAGACGGGTCACATCCTGTAATTTTTTGGCAAGTCCCAGACGATTAATCAATGCTTGCGCAATTTCCAGCGCCTCTGTGTTCGCCGTTTTGACGAAAAAGCCCGCTCGCACGAGATCGGTCGCGTAGACGTGCAGAGCCTTCTTTACGCGCGGATCGGTTTTGTACATCAACCTGCAAGTTTTGATAATAGCCTGGCGCTCGGTATCCGCCTTCAAACGCTCGTAGACAGATACCGCTTCCGACGCGCTGCTGCGTTGTTGAGATATGGCTGTAGTTTCAACAGCCGCAGGCGGATTCATAAAAGCATTGATACGATCTCGCAAAGACGCCATGCTATCCTCTGAATAAATCCTGCACCATGCGCTCTAAACCTGGCAGGTTTTTTTCCATCGTTGACATGATGACGGCATATCTGCCGCCGTTGGATAATTCCAGAAATTTTCCATAGAACACGCTGTGTCCAAGCGTGATGATTAACGTATTGTCGCTTCCGCTTTCGATGGTCACATCGCTCATCAGGCCCTGCGCCTCAGGCGTGACCGTCCCAGTGACCGGCGACAGCCCGAAACCATCCACTGCAAAGAATAAACCGCCGCGCGCATTGCCGGTGCGATCCATCCATGGCGCATCCAAACGCGCCTCATCCTGAATGGATTGGCCCCAATAGGTAGCCGCAGCCTGCACCGCCACGAATATTTTTTGCCCATACGCCCCGATATTGGGAACCAGTTCCTTTTCAGGCGGTATTACCCATCGAAAGCCAGTATTCATTCCACCACCACTGCTTCCGCAATCGTAGCCGCCAGGCGGTTAGGCTGGACAAACACCACCCGCAGCAACAATCCGTTCCAGTTGAAGCGATCATCCTTCGCGATGTCCGCGTCATATTCCATCAGCACAAACGCGGCCTGTCTTGCCTCACGCGCCGCCGCCGATTGAAAATTTGCCGCCCGTCCGCCCGCCATCTCGACACGCATGGCTTGCTCAGGCAGAACGGTCTCGCCGCGCCGAATGGCGATGTTTTGCTCATTCTCCGCGCGCACAATTCGCAAATGTTGACGTGCCTTCGTCCAATTCATGAGATTGCCAGCCTCGTGCCAGAATATTGCTTACAAGCCGCCTCATATTCCTGGCGTTTCGTTTTCGCGCTATCCTGATTCGAAGATCCGAGTTTCACGCTTACTGCTCCGAATGAATAGCCTTCCACTCCGCCCGCCAAAGCCTCCGCCTGTTTCTGCAAACAAATTTCCGCCGCCTTCAATAAAATAATTTGGACTTCCTCATCGCCCGCATTCAGCAGATTATCATTGCTGTCGAATACCCACGCGGATTTATATTTGAAATCTCGCGTCATGGAATATGTGGGCGTAGGCTTGAAAGTAATCTGTTTGTTTATAATCACATATTCCTCTTCCCAATCTGCCGAGACGGGAACAATCCCATTGTTGGTGATGATCACGCCATCCGCGCTTACCAGGCTTTCCAGCATCACCAGTTTCATAAAATCTGCGGGCAGGGAATATGTCGCGGTGCCGGAAACAATGGGCAGCTCGCCGAATTTCATCAGTCCGCATCGGAGCGAAAAATCCAGCGCGGCATCTTTTACTGCCTGCTGATATTGCGCCATAGATGGCACGCCATCCACCGCGGGAACTTCCTGCTGCAAAAGCGTGACCAAATCTGCAAGAGTGCTCATGGTTTCCTTTCCCTTTTCCCCTTCCCCCACATCCCCGAATATGGGGGAAGGGTTTAGGTTATGGATCGGGACTACGCCTGAATCTTGATGTACGCGCCCTTGTTCGCCACAGGTGATACGGTCGCGTTGAATTCCTCGGTGTAATACTGATCGGCGGCAACCAGTTTGCCGTTGCTATAGGTCGGGAATGGACCGCGCACCTGCATCGGCTGGAAAACGCGGTGGGCCACCAGCTGGCGGTTCACCACCAGCGCATACGACTCGCTGAATTCCGGCGATGAGAAAATGGGCAGGCCCTTGATTCCGCCCGCGAACCCAGCCGCGTTCAGGAACGCATTCGGGAAGCCCGTGCGCGTGAAGCCCGTGGCCCAATTCGAGAGCAGGTCAGCATTTGTCATGCTCATGATGATCGCGGTCGGCTCCCAGAATCTGTTCGCTACCAGAACTTTCGCCGAACCCAATTTTGCAGCCATCAGGCTGATGTCATCGGTAGAAATATCATGCGTACCGCCGCTGTTATTGGCCACAGAGAGCACGGAAGTCAGCGCCTTGTACAGGATACCCTGGTCAATCTTGCGGCGTGTCTGACGGATCAGGTTTGCCATCGTGCGGGCAACCGCATCCCAGCCGAGTTGCGAGCGGCTGAATACCACCGCCTCGCGCGTGATCTGATCGGCCAGGCGGTCCGCCGCGGCCTCAATGGTTACGTACGAAAGAGTCACCTTGGCGCGCTCGATCTCGGTATTTTCGCCCTTGCGGATGGCAGTGTACTGATAATCTACCAGCACATCATTGGTATCAATGCTCCCAGCCGCCAGAAACATGATTTTGCCATTGGCATAATCAACCACGTAATCCGTCCCTTCCACATACGTGGTGCCAGCGGGATTACTGGTCACAGTGACTGTGCCAGGAGTCAGGCGCTTATTCGCCAGGTCATACCACACGCCTTCCGCGCCGCCCGTTACCACCTCATCGGTAACAGAGGCAGAGTAACCCGTCTCGCCGCTGAATGCTTCGAAATATAGGCGATCAGGGCTGTTATCCATGACGCCAAAATCGAACACGTTGGCGGCAATCAAATCGGGGAATGCCTCTTCGATGATGGCACGGCTGACGCTGTACGGCAGATTCAGGTCGCTGGTAGTTTCGGCCTCATTAAATTGACGCGCCTCGTTTATCAGGTGATGTTGATACAGCCTATCGAAACGCGCCAGTACCTGTTGAGTGAAAACCGCGGCAGGCGTTTCAGCGCGCTCTTCCAGTTTGCGTTTGGCGCGCATTTCGCTTTTCCGCACCGATTCGGTCAGCTCGAATGCCACGCGCCCGAACTCAGGCGTGCCGGTTTCGGTTTCCAGCACATCGCCAACAACCTTCACGTTGGGCCTATTGAAGCCCATATTGTTCAACTTCAAAGCCGCGGCAATGGCGCCATACTCCTTGCGTTTGGCTTCGGCAATTGCCTTCACTTCATCAACAGATTTTGCGCCACTGGCTTTCATGGCCTCGACAAACTGCTTGTTCAATTTCTCGCCAAATGGCAGGTCTTTGCAAACCTCGGCAATGGCTTCTTCGATTTCAGCCTTCCGTTGCGCCTCCTCGAATTTGCGCGCTTTTTCAGCAATCGCTTTCAAGGTTTCGGCGATATTGGCGGCCTCGTCAATGCCCAGCGCCTTGCGGACGTTCTCTTCCAGCGCCTTCAATTGTGCGTCACCCAGTTTCTTCACCTGGGCCTCGGTGAGGCCCTCGAATAATTCGGGGTGCTCTTCCATAGCTTTCAACAATTCTTCCAGTGTCATTTCATCCTCCATAGATGATTGATTTGATTCGATTAACATGGCAGCATTCTCGAAAGACGGCTCCAACACCAGGTCAAACCCGGTAATATGTAGCTCAGTCACCTCAAAGATTTTCTCGCTACCTTCTTTCACGATCTTGCCATCGCCATAGCCGCGCAGACTCACGCCTGGCATAACGCCGCCCTCCATCAGAGTCAGGATGTCCTTGCCTTTGCTGGTTTCCAGAATGCGCCCCGTCACATCCACGCGCTGACCGTCGAATGAAACTTCATCCCATTTCGCCACGGTCTCCAGCAAATTCGGACGCCCGCCTTTGTCGGACGGATGTTCTGCCTCGCCGAGAATCTGAATCGCTCGCCCCTGTCCTGCGCTCTCGTTCAGATGACCGCGTAATTCGGCGACCGCCGCTTCGAGTACAGGACTTGGATAACGGCGACCATTGCCATTGACAACATTCGCCATGATAGCCCCTTCGATACGGATCCTGCGCGGTTTTCCCTCCTGCGCCTCTTCCAGCGCAACATGCGCATTCACTCGTTCTTCAAATCTTTTTCGTCTCTTCTCAGTTCCATCATTCATGGATACACTCCTTCAAATAATGATTCGGCATAAATGACTGCCGCAGGCGCGCTTGCCGTCCGTAGCGGCCCGCCATCCTCGGCAATCATCTGCACGCCGCCGCTGATACTGTCAACATCATCATCATAGCGTCCTTTCGGAAACGCCGTCGCCACGCGCTTGAAATCCAGATTCCACGAACCGCGTAACAACGCCACCTTGCCGCTTTTTGCGCGTCCCCGCCACGACCGCGCCCGATCCTCCTTACTGCCATTCGGCTTGATCGGCTCGATGACGACCCTCGCCAAACGCGGATCGGCGATCATCTGCTTAAACACCAGGATTTGAAACGCCACATCCTCGAACCCCCAGCGCGTCCCAAACTCCCGATCCGAAAGCATCTCCAACTTCACATCCGCCAGAAATTCATCCAGGTTGCGCTTCTTGATTGGGTCGCGGACATACAACGTCCCATCCTCGCCGAGCGCGACCGCATAACAGGCATTGAAATCGCTCCGAGTCGTATTCCCAAGCGCCAAATCGGAATAGCGTACCCACCGCAAACCATCAGGCACGCGGTCCACAATTTGAAAATCCTCTTCATCGAAGAAATTCCCCTGCGCCAGGCGCGGCAACTGCTGATACTGCGCGCTGAACTCCGTCGCATCCGCCTTATCCATATTCGCTTTGATGATCCGCAGCGCATTCTCATCATGCTTCTGCGGCCACAGCGGTTGACCAGGCTTCCGTCCCAATTGATCCCCGCCCATCGGGATATAGATCCCACCCAAGAGATTTTCAACGAATTCCTCTTGTGTCTTGGGATACTGCGATTCCTCAAGAGCAATCGCGGGCATGAACACAACATCCCATTGATCTGCATCTAGATCGCTGGCCATAGCCCGCAATAATTGGCCCGATAGATCCTCCACATCCCACCGCGTTTGAATCACCACCACCGCCCCATGATCCTCGAGACGGGTATAGGCTGTTGAGCGATACCACTCGTAAATATCCTCGCGCATCGTCTCCGAACTCGCGTCTTTCCGTCCCCGCACAGGATCGTCAATAATGAGCAAGTTTGCCCCAAAGCCCGTGATACCGCCTCCCACGCCCGCGGCCAGCATCCCGCCATGATGATTTGCAATATCCCACGCAGCCGACGCCTTGCTTTCCCTGTCCAGCAAAACAGGCTCGGCGGTTGAAGCCAGCGCGCCGAACACCTGGGAATATTCGTCGCTCATAATTAAATCGCGCACCGCCTTCGAGTGCTTCGTCGCCAAATCCGCATTGTAGGATGTCATGATGATGCGCAGATTTGGGTTCTTCCCCAACAGCCATGCGGGGAACTTCCTCGAAGCCGTCTGACTCTTCCAGTAGCGTGGCGGCATGAATATCATGAGGCGGTTGATACCCTCCTTGCCGCCCGTCAAAATATACCTGGCCACCTGCTCCAATTTGCGCGCCAACAATTTCACATGTGCGGCATCAGTTGGATGTTTTGGGTCCACATATTTGCAAAATGACAGGAAATCACGCTCGGCTTTTAACCTTGCGCGTACTTCCGCCTTCACCATTTGCTTCGGGTCATTCGGCATTAGCCTGCTCATCGTCATCCTTCTCGAATTCTTCTTCCAATTGCTGCATCAGCTCTGGCGCATCCTCGCCTAGTAAATCCAGCAATTCTTCGGTAGACTTTTTTCGTAACTGATCGAGCAATTTTCGTCCGGCGCCTAAATTCACCCCAGCATCTTCGGTAGCATTTTTCTTGGTCTCGATGATACGCGTCGCTTCAAAAAGCAATCTCCGTTCAGCAGTACTCTTGTAATCTGTGCGACTGGCCACCTCTCCGCTCGCGCGGATCGCCCCGGGGATATATTCCAGATATGCGCTCGCCTGCAAATCGGCAATCATCTGATCGATATAGGGATATTTCCGCCGCCATTCGAAAATTCGTCGCGGCGAATTCAACCCCAACACCTCCACCGCCAGCTCCTCCAGCGTCCGCGGCCACCGATACTTTTTGATGGTCGTGGACCAGGCCACATACGCCGCGATCTTCCACGGAATGCCGCTCTCGATCATCCAGTGATACGTCTCGGCCCACGTTGGAATATCCCCATCATCAAGCTTATCTTGCAACGCCAAACGCGCCGCCATTTCCCGTTCTTTGATCTCCTTCCAGGAAAGCGGCTGTTCGCCGATCCCGCTCTCCTCACTATCTTTTAGGAGATCGGCAAAACCGTCTAATTGCAATTGCGTTACAGGTCGAATCTTCATACGCGCCTATCTCACAATCGGACTGATGGGATATTTGTCATCAGCGGAGCGATCCGCCAATCCGCGGCCCAAAAGACCGAGATGCGTCATTGACGTGCGCCTCCATCCACACTGATCATCCCATCCGAAAACACCTCAATCACGTGCGTCCGCGTCGGTTCCATGACGGGCGGCAGCGCCCCCGAAAGGACAGCCGTCTGTTCGCCCTGATGCCAAACCGCAATATACGCAGCCTGAGCATTGTGCGTTACCTCAGCCCATTGCTCGCTTCCTGCCGTCCCCAAAAGCGCGTTCACCGTTTTCTTCTGCCCATACAGCAATGATCCGACTTGTGGATATTGCGTTCCAGGTCCAGATCGAATTTTCGACCCACTCAAATCCTTTGGTGAGATCTCCATCGTCTCTCCAATCGGCGGGATAACAATACCGCCATACTTTGCGGCCCACTCTTCCTTAGTACCGTTGAAAACACTCACATCGCCCGCAAAACCCTGCAACTCGCCCCGATCGCTATATTGCCATGCCCACCACCCCGTCGCATTGTTCGGCAAATATGATGGCGCAGACTGCCCGTCTGGATCATACGGATATTGCGCCCACCACCCCTCGTAATCCGCCACCCACGCGGGACTGCCTGCGACCGCCAGCGTCCACCTGCTCGCGTACAAAATCGGTCGCACATGCAACTCCGCCTCCACCAAATCCAGCCATGCCTTATACTGTGCCGCCAATTGACTCGCCGTCACTGCGCTCGTCAAATCAGCAAACGAGCCCCTCTCTAAATCCGCCCGCATCCCTCTCACCCGCATGGCAGGGTTCCGCGTCAGATGTTGCTCAGGTTTTTGCAAATCGAGCAATTTTTTCTGCGATAATTTTGGCTTCGTAATCGCCATCAACAAATGTGATGTCGCCGAAGCCAACTCGATTTCCGCATCCAGAACAGGCTCGATCTCCCCCATCCACCGTCCGCTCACAATTGCGCCAGCATCCTCGCACGCCGTCAAAAAATTTTCCACCTGGGCAGAAACGTCATTCAGCTCCATGAAATGAAATGCGGAACGCGGGCGCTTCGCCTGTTTAGCGCCGTTCCATTGATCTGCAAATGTCGGATCAACATAATACCTTCCCTGCGTCGCCTTCATGATCACCCCCACTACACGCGGGTCAAGGATGTCCCAATTCGGCACATCCCAGTGAGACGTATCAATGATGCATGGTTCCTTGATGATCATGACACAGCCCTTTTACGACGCGTTTTTGCGGCAGTCCGCTCACGAATCAGCGCGATGGCGTTGGATGTCTCCTGCGCATGGACGGCATGACCAGCGATCAACGCGGCCAAACGCTCATTATTCGTCGTGATCGCCAGCGCCATCTGCTGGACAGATTGACTCATCGCCTCGATTGCGGACACCTGTCGGTCCTCCATCTCGATCTGGCGCTTCTCCAACTGCGCAACGCGCAATCGCTCCGCCTTCGCCTGCGCCATCTTCTCAGGCAAAAATTTATTCAAGATAAACGGCCAGATCTCCCGAACTAGCACATAACCCAGGAAACCCAGCCAGCCGTACTGTTGCCATATCAGCGACAATGGATCAGATGACGACGTCACGTTCTATTCTCACTTCACAACAGGTGGCTGGAAGCCCTTGATAGTCTTATGGACCCCGAACGCGCTCAAAATGGAAACCAGCAGAGTCAGCGCAATAGCCACTGATGGCGCCGCCGCGGCAGGCACAGCCGAGAGCAGCGCATTGAAAAAATAAACAACAGTTGTAACAATGGATGCTGTAAGCGCAGCCGCCCACCCGCCCAGGTCCTTGCCGAGCAGGCCCGAAAGCGACTTGAGACCAGCGGTTACGAGATACCCAATGCCAGCGGCCAGCAACGCTTCCAACTCAGTCGGGAGCGTCACCTCGCCAACGGGCGGTTTCTCGCCCTGAGCGAACGCGGGAACCGCCACGAACGCGGCCACAACCAGCACAACCAGAACAAAGAACAAACGATTGATTTTCATGTGATTCTCCTTTTTCCAGAAATAAAAACGCCGTCGTGCAGAAAGCACGACGGCGCTCATCTCGTCAAACGGCCTCACCTGTGTCAGCACTTCAAATACTGACGTCGCTAAGCCTGCGGAGTTATTTGATTAATTAGATTTTAAATCCAATGCCCATGCGTGTCAATACTTTAGAACACATGAGTTCATCGCCACGAGCCACAACAGCCCACCTCGACAAGAAAGCCGCCAAATTCGGCTTGCAACTGCCCCCCCGTTGCCGCTGTTTCTTAGGACGCTGTGTTAAGCGTGCCTGAGCATCAACGGCTGACCAATAACCTAAGCCCATTGAGCGGCGGATGCTTTTCCTGTCCGCTCCGCACGGTTTTTAGCGGTCGTACAAGGGCAAAACCGCCTGAACGTCGCCATTTCTGAATGTCTGCGGGATAAGCACGGTCGCGTCTGGGTCGCTGTCGCTCCACCGTTGGGGATAAGTTCGGAGCGCAATTAGTTCACGGATGCGGGCTTCCTCATCTGCATTGATAAGGTCAATCTGTGGACGGCCTAAAGCGTCAGCGGATTGATTTATTTCAGACTGGACTTTCAAAACTTCACCGAGCGCCCATTCACGCGCGGCCAGAGTAAGCGGGCCTTTGCGGCTTGGGTTGCTGGAAAACTCGCCGTTGCTATTTCTCTCACCATCCTTTTGCTTTCGGTGGCGGAAACTGCGCAACTCGGTATAGAGCGGGCGCAGTCGTTTTAGCGGTTGCAAGTATGCCCATTCTGGAATTGATAAAACATGGTCGAGTGCAGCGTCTTTTGTGGCAAGCGGGCAACCAATGCAACCCGTTCGGGCGTTTATCTCCTCGGCTTCCTCCCCACCATAAACCTGAGCGACAAAAGAAACAGATGGCGCAATGGCAGGCGCTTCGAACATTAGCCAATCCCAAACATGGCACACGCGCCAATGGAGCAACGGCGCAAGAGTATCGGCTACACTGGCTGGGGTTGATTCCTGAAACCAACCCTGCCCACACTCCGCGCCATTCTTACCACATGACAGGGCAATTCGAGCGTCACGGACCGCGCTTTCACCAACCCTCACACCTGTAAGCATTAGGAACTTTTCGCCGTGTTCGTCTCGCAGTTGGCGCAAGGCGTTTACCATAGGCTCAACTTTGATTTTCGGAGTACACCAGCGGAAAGTGTTGTTATTCGGCGGAGGCACACCACGCCCCAACATATAGACAAAATAGCGATTGTCCATTTCGGGTAAAACTACCTTCGCAGTGTATCCGCGCTGTCTGACACTTTCGAGCGTTTGCATTGCGCCGATTTGCAAAGGCGGGATTTCTTGCCGCGTGTCACTATATAGCACTGTCAGCGTTTCAGGCCGAGAGATTCGCCCGTTGTCAATCAGCCACAACACAGCCGTGAGCAAGGCGCTTGAGTCTTTCCCGCCACTATAGGCAATTGCCCAATGCTTATACTTGCTGGCATAGGCCATTAGAGATTGCGCTGTCAAATCAAGCGAGTCTTGCAAGGTCGTTCTGGTGTTCTCGAATAGGCTCAGCTGTCTTTTCACGGAGACTCCTTAGTTTTTGAACGCGGAAGAAACAGCCAACGGTTTGCGTTACCCGCGCCGCGCCCGTAACCTGTCCAAAAATGGCAGACGTGGCGCGGCGTCGGGTGCACGCTGTGTTAGCCTGCGATTTGCTCTAGCAATAACTTTGCGTTTTTCAGTTCGTTCACCATAATCGAATATATGAAAGCGCTTTGATAATCTTTGCGCTTTGCACAACTTTCAATTTGCTCCTGATAGTTTTCAATGCGTTTTTCGTAAACCTGAATTGCCAATGCAATTTTTTCTTGTTCTTGCATAGGATTCATTTTGCTACACTCCTTTGCTGTAAGACAGCGGGCTAACGGCAATCGCTAGCGGAAAAGGGCGGCAAGCCTGCCAACGAAATCACAAATCTACCATGCGCGCCCCATACGATGTGGGGGGTGTTCATGACCGACACATTCCAGATGTCGTCGTAGTATTGAACGGCTGGGATGATTTTCTTGATAATCGATTTCATTTTCTGCTCCTTTGGTTTCTGGCGAGAGCCGCCTAACGGATTGCCTTACTGCGTGGCGTGGGCGTGGATAATGCCTGAGATGTGGATAAAACTTCGAGCTTGTAAAAGCCTTCTAAGTCGGGCAGACTCCCCCGCGTCAGGTGCATGATTTGTTGGGCAGTAAGGAAGGATGCCTGGCTTTCTGCCTGAATAGCGATTGCACGAGACAACGGCGCGGGAATGACTGCCCGCTCTGCCCGTTGCTTTGAACCATAACTTTCTTTTTTCTTCCAGTTGTTTTTTATTTCTCCTGGTACTGGGAAAAATCCCCAAAGAAAAAACGAACCAACATGCAAGCGATAATTTCCAAAGTACGGACGAAAATAATTGATTGCTCCGCGTACATTTTCAATTACATAATACTTTGGCTGTGCTTCTTCGATGATGCGTTTGCACGCAAGGACGATGGACATATCAGGGACTTTTCCAGTCTTTGACCACGGCATTGATTCGCGGGCAAACTCATCACATGGCGGACTTGCCCACACAAAATCAGGGCGCGGAAGTTCGGCGGGATAATGCCACTCTCGCACATCGGCGGTAATGTCGCATTCAAAACGCGGGTCAATATCAAGCGTGATGACCTGCCAACCGCGCTCTTTCATCGCCCGGCTTGCGCCTTTGAGACCTGCACACAAATCTAAAATCAACATTGTTTCCACTGCCCAACATATGATTATACGGATTAGATAATTAGAGAAAAACTCGTTCGCCCAGATAAACCATGTTGCTTCTTCACTCTGCCAGATACGTAGTTGCCAAAAACTCTGCAACTGCACTTTCAGGGTGCCATTCGCGAATCTCATCGCATTCCGAACATCTCCACACAATACTTAAAATACGACCATCGCCATACCCCGCTACATCAATCTCCGCAGGGACATCGGCATTCAAATCCACCGCACGTCGGAAAAGCATCAGGCGCGTCGTGAAATATCGCAGGGACTTTCCATTCACCTGCATCTCGGTTCTGACCCGTTCTATTACGCCCATCACGTGCCCATTCTTGCATTTCCACTGCTTCATTCTATTCAACAATTGCCCATCTAAATTATCCATTCAGCCTCCATCCACTGCTATTGACTATTCATTTTTGCTATCTCCATCCGCCAACAGCCACGCAATTCTTCGGCATCCACTCCGCGGCAAACAATAAACATCCATATACTTCCTGACCCCATTCCGCCTGGGCAGGCAGCACCTTCACAAACGCAAACCCCGGAGCAAAACCAACCGCCCTCTCGAATGTCCCCGCGGCAATGCGGATTAATTCGCTAATCCGCTGGCCATTGAAATGTTGCACATACAATCGCCGCGCCTTCGGCCATCCCTCTGAATGAATATCCAACATCCCGGAAAACGGCCATACTGCTCGCAAATGATAAACGCCAATATCAACCCATTGTTCCACCACAGCGTCTTCAGGCAAATCCAGTTGAATAGGCCTATCGCTCATCATGTGCAACCTGCGCGTACAATCCTCCGTCACAATATCCTCAACGATGATTATCTCGCTTGTGCTGAGTTTTATCGAAGCGCTCACGGCAACTCCCTCCATTCCTCCCCATCCAGCACATGCCCCGCCAGTGCCCGCCCTACCCGGCACATTGTCACCCCATCCAACATCATTGGTCGGTACCGCAACCTGTCCGTCACCCACGGCAAATGATCCAGTGGCACCCACTCCCCCCACTGCTTGAAAAAATATGGCACACCTGTCTCGTGGCACTGGTCACGCAGCGACCGCGCCCAGTCCGGGTGCATCGGTCGCGCTCCCGCCCCGCTCTCCCCGCCGACAATCACCCAATCCAGCCGCCCGCGCATATACTCATCATCCCCGCCCAGCGCGTCCAGAGTACGACCCCGCTTCTCGTCCTCCACATGGCGCAAATTAATCAGACCCAACAGCGGCTCGCAACTTACGAACCGCCGCGCCCCATGCACACACAACAACGCCGATACCCGCTCATCAGCCGCCCGCTGATTCTCCGCGCTCACCCCCAGCCACAAATTGGCTGGCAACCGATAATCCCCCCCATTGACCACCTCAATCCAATGCGCATACCAGTCCAGCATCCGCCGCGCCCGCTTTGTCAACACCTGAAATGTATGCCAGTGCGCTTGCCGCACGACATCAACCACCTGGTCAACGAACTCAAACGGCACAGCATCGTGGAACAAATCGCTAACCGAATTGACAAAAATCCGCCTCGGCGTCCGCCACCGCAGCGGCAAATCCAGCCGCTCACTCATCAACTGCACCTGCTCAAATGGCACGGCATACTGTGTAGGCATCCGTTTCCCCGCCAGATACGCCTCATGCCGTTTATCGTGCAGCGCTTTGGCGTAGCAATGCTTGCACCCATCACTTACCTTCCTGCACCCAACCACAGGATTCCATGTCGCATCTGTCCATTCGATTTTCGTTTTTTGCGCCATCTCGCACCTCCGAATTGCCACTGATTACTAATAACTGATCACCGCTCATTGACAGCATCAATCATCCACCACAAACGCCGCGATAATCTCCTGCGCCGCCTTCCGCGCCGCTTCTACATCGCCATTTTCAGTTACCGTCTCGATCACCCCTCCCATCATCAACCGGCGTATCACCAGCGGAAAACGTTTGCGTGGCGGCAGGCTATCCAGCCATGCCAACAGCGCATCCACCTGCGGATCGATCCCCCTCTGCAAATACCCATCGATCCGCACGCGCAAACTCGGAACCTTATTTTTAGGTCTGCCCATCGCTATCCTTTCTTCATCATAGACAACTTCCACAGACCTCGGGCAATGGAAAGCACGGGCAGATTCGGGACAAACGCCTTCGTCCCAAATTGCGCCGTCAAAACATCCTTCAAAATCAACGCGCCGCCGCCCACCACAATCACCTTCGCAAAGCGGCGATACGATTGTCCCCACCGTTTCTCAATCTCGCCGTTTACCTCGCGTCCCCAGATCGGCAGCGCGGATTTCAACTCGCTCTTCATCCGTCCTGAGCGCAGGCGTTCATCCAATTCGCCGAGTGAATATAATCCCTGATGATTCATCAATTCAAGCAAACGGCGCACACCAATGGTATTACCCTGCGTAAATCGCTCCACCGCGCCCTGATCCTTCACCACCATGAGTTCGACGGTGTTGAAGCCCACGCTGATCACCCCCACCTCATCCAAGAGCGCATCCGCTCGCTCCGCCTGAATTTGGCCCGCCTCATCCAGTACATAATCGAACAGCGCGCCCACGGGCTGGCTCGTCAATCGCACCTGTACAACTTCCAATCTGTGCGCCTTGCCGTCCACCTCGAACTCGTGAACACCCTTCAGCCACGACTTCACGCCGCTCTGGAATTCCTTCGCTTTTTCTCCTACCATCATCTGTAACGGCAACCCAACCATCAACGAGATCGGCGCGGCGAAAGCGCCATGCATCGCCTGGTATTCCGCCAGCGTGCCATATAGCAACGCTCGCATTTCAGGCGCGCCCGTCAAACGATCAAAGTCCAGATTTTCCACAGGGCGCCCATACTCGTGCGCTCCCTGCCCGATGTAGAACGCGCCAAAATCGCCGCGCACTTCCATTGGTCTGCGCTTTGCCTTCAACCCAGTCATCCCTTCCAGGTGGACACCCGCGCTCGTCGCCACCTGGCTCACCACCTGCAACCCGCCCGCAGGTCCCCAAACCTTGTTCGCCCCCATTCCAAGGTCCTCACCGATGTAGATCATGTCGTTCATTTCGTAACTCCTTTTGATAGATGATTATTGACGGTTAAGAATTTGTCAGCATTTCTGGCGGCCACAAATTCTGAACTGGTTTGGCAGGTTTGGCAGGCTTTGGCAGGGTTTGGCGGGTTTGGCGGTTTGGCAGCAAATCGGTCAATTTCGACGTAATCACCCGTGCGTTCCCCTGTGTCGCATCCTGTTCCAGCCAGCCGCGCGCCTCATATGTCTCGACCATTCGCCGCGCCTCTCTGTGACCCATCCCCCACCCCTCCAGCAGTCCAATGGTCATCTTCCCGCCCGCCTCGCGTATAGCGCGCTCCACAATCTCGATCTCCGCATCAGACAACGGAGATAATGCATCTGTGATACTGGCAGCCAACCACTCCATCTCCTGCTCTTGCGTCAACTGATACAACTGTATCGTCTGATACGTCCCTGCGCGTAACACAGCCCGCCCAGGATACCTGAACTGCATCGCCTGCCGTCCCCAGCGGTGATCGTCCAGCGTCACGCGCCCGCTCGTATCGTCCGCCACGCGCAGGCACAACCTCGTCGGGAACATCGCCGAAAGCCCGCGCGGAATATCCTCGCTTCGCCAGTTATGACCTGCCAGAATGAGATGCACCCCCCACTTGCGTCCCACCCGCGCCAGATCAGCGATCCGCTCCTGCACCACTCGATCCGATAGATACGTGTTCATCTCATCGCCGATCAGCCAAATCCTCGGCAATGGATCGGCGACCTGGTTGTATGCATCAATATCCTCGGGCGGGATACCACCCTGCGCCGCACGACGGAATAATGCGCTTCGTGCTTCCACCTCAGCCTGCACCTTCTCCAACAGCCGCAACAAGTCCGAGCGTGATCCTGCCACCTCCGACGCCGCCAGGCGGTTCCATACATCGGGGTTGAAAGTATGCGCCATAGGGTCAGCCAGATACAACGTTGCGCCATGCATCCGCGCCGTATGCGCCGCCAGCCGCAGGAACGTGGACTTGCCGCTATCTTGCCCGCCGCCCACGAGCATGTTCACAATCTTCTTCGCGTGCAGGCTTACCTCTCCGCGCAGGCCAACACCAAAACGGATCGTGTCACGCTCACTCGGAATACCTGGGAACTTCACCGCTTTTGGCAATTTCGGCCTGCCCGAAAGCAGTATGCCATACCGCAGCCCCGTCGAGCTACTGAGCGCTACAGGCAGCCCGCCGATGGCCGTGCTAAGTTGATGGCGCACCACCTCGGTCGTGTACTTCGCAATCGAGCCGTGCAGGTTCTGCACATCCATCACACCGATCAACCACTTGAACTGCCCATCCTGAATCATCCACCATTGCGAAGGCGGTTCCAGCCGCATTTCCTCCATCATCACTCGTTGGATGACCTCGGCAATATCCTGCGCTTTTAAATATTCATTTACATCTGGGAGCATCATTCCTCCTCGACCACCTGGTCAGCAAGTTCGTCTAACACCTTGCGCTGCACCTGCCCAGCCTCAAGCACTTGGATGACAGGCTTCTTTGATTCCGCAAAAACGCTGTTCGTCATCAACGCTGCATTTGCGGTAGGCCGCTCGGTAGGCATAGCCCGCAACGCCTCAATAGCCTGTGCTCGCCGCGTCACCTCATTTTGAGTTTCCTTATCTACTACTTGCGGAGCCGTCACAGTATCACCGCTCAAATCAAGTGCTGGCCCGGGCATCAATTGCGGCCTGATCAAATGTTTGGCGTCCACCAAAAGCCCCTCGATCACGCCAGTCTCATCATTTTTTATCTCGCGCACCCGCGAATAACGCAGGACCATAATCACAGCCGCTATCATCATGGCAGTCGCTACCGCATATTTCCATAAAGCATCCAGCGTGTTGCTCTTACGCTGACGCTCGACCTCCAAATTCGATAGTTCTACCTTATTCGTGGCAATGATCTGCTGCTGCTGCACCGCCTCCTGCGTCCATATCATATGGGTAGGCAGCACCTGCGCCGTCATACTGTTGTAGATTGCCTGTTGCTGGGCGGTCGCTGTCCAAAAATCATGCATCACCATCTGTGTCGCCGCAATATCTTCACGTCGTTGCTGCTCGGTGGCTTGTGCGTCTTTGCGTGCCTGCTCCGCTGTGGCTTGTGCGTCTTTGCGTGCCTGCTCCACTGTGGCTTGTGCGTCTTTGCGTGCCTGTTCCGCTGTAGCCTGCGCATCAATATGCGCCTGCGCCGTGGCTGTCGCACCGACAATCTGCGCGGTCGCCGTGAACTGCACATTGACCGCCATTTGAGTTGCCTCGGCATCTATTTTTTGCGACATCATCGTCAAAGCCACTTCCCCAGGGTTGACCGGTTGCGGAGTTGGCGTAGTAGCAGAAATACACCCAGCCAAAACCGCAAACATACCTGAAAGCAGGATAATGATCATTTTTTTCATTGAGACCTCCTAAAATTTCAAATCCAGCGGCTGCTCATCTTTCTCATACATATTGCTGGGCGGGGTTGTCTGCCTTGGCGTTCGCCCATTTTGCAATTGCTGTAATAGCAATAGCGTTCGCTGTTCGGCGGTCAGTTTCGGCATCCGCGGCGCCTTCTGCCACTGAGCATTCGGTCCCGATCGCCATCGCTTCGGCGCACGCTTTAACATCTCGATCCATGGCTTCACAATCTCTGGCAGGCCAAAAATCAAAAAACCGAAGATCGTAATCACCGTCACATGCAGGATATATTGCACAATCGTCTGCATCGCCTCGAGCGGCGTCATCCCTGCAAAAGCGGACATAATCTGATCCCAAAACAATACCGCCGCGGCCACCAACACCAGGCCAAGAACAATCATTACCTCGCGCTTCATCTTTATGCCTCCGCCCCGCATACGCGGCACCTGAATACCGAAATCGGCTTCCCATCCACCGTCACTGCCTGCACCTCGTCGAACCAGCGGCTCCCATAACAGGATAGACAGTATCTCAGTGTAGGCACCACGGCAGTTACTCGCCACGGATTACTCGGCTTATGCGGCACATCCTCCCCCCTCGCAAATGCCACAAACTGTCTAACTGCCAGAGATGTTCCAACTCCCTCAATTTTGTTTGTTTTCATATCTATCCTCCGAATTTGTCTGACAACAGTGAACATCAATCTTCACTTAGTGAACATCGCGAAAACACAATGTTCACCGCGCACCTGATTTTCAATAAAAAATTCATAATAAATAAATACTTATAAAAATAAACGTTCACTCAACATCACTTTCACCGCATTTTTGCATGTCTATCCGCAAAAAACGCCAGTTTTTGATGGTCGATCCGCCATAAAATGACATATCGAGACCACAGTGAGGGTCGGTGAGGGTCATTTCGGGGATTTTTATCGCCAAAAAAAATATTTTTTTCGGCAGTAAACTGTCTGTAGATCTTCACTCACCCTCACTTTTACTGCCCATACCACTCTTTACGGGCCTTTTTGAACTCTTCAGGCGTTTCATTAAAATTGATCATCTTCACCACAGGCCGTTTCATCCATTGTTCATCCTCGGAAATATTGCCAGCCAGGCTCCCGCGCTCCCGCCATTGCACCCCCCAGCGTTCACACAGGCCCTTCACTCGTTCTATTTCGATTGACATATTCACATAAGATGTTCCTTTATATTCGTTCAAACCATCCGTCGCACGGAATGTTTTGATATTCAGATATTTCTTGAAAATATCCGTAATCTTGCGGCTCTTCGTCTTCTTCTTCTCATCCTTCTCGTCAGGCTCATCCGCAGTCTCACCCATGCGGCGGTTTTGCTCATCCACTATCATATTCGTGGCCAGCGCAATGTCTTTCAAATAAATTCGGTCGGCATCCTCAGGTCGATCCGACACAGGTCCCCACGCCCATGCCATCACCAGCCCCTCCAGAACCCGCGCCGTAAACGTTCCATACCGCTCGGCTTTCCTCTCCTCGGTCACTGCCCGCAGATAATTCTGCACCAACTCGCGCCCGCGCTCGCTCTTCATTACCGTCAACAGGCTCACCGCCACCTGCGCCGTGCGCGGATCCACACCCCGATCCACCGAGTTCAGGTCCACCTGGCAATCTCTTTGCATGTTGTGCATCATGTAGGTAAATAGCGCATTGCGTATTCCCAGGCATTCTCGCTCGTAGGCCTCTATGGGCGGCAGGTCGAGTGGGATGCGCGGATGTGGCTGGATCGGAAGCATCTCCTTTGTCAAACAGCGGCTCGCCGTCGCCTGATCCTGGAAATCCTTCCGCATCCCGATGATCTTCGGCCCGAAGACATCAAAAGCCGCCGCATCAAAATTCCCCAGCGCGTCCTTCTCGGACCTCAAAATGGCCTGCCCCTTCTCGTTTCCCCCATTCAGGATTTTTGCGATCATCGAAGCCTCATCGCTGTTATTGAAATCCGCCTCATCTAGCACCAATGTTGAACCCGTAAACAGATCGAGAATACGGAACAACGACGACGCGCTCGAGCCCGCATTCGTCATAATCGGCTGGAAACAGATGGGCCCAACCGTTTTCAACAAACGGCTTTTTCCAGTGCCATAATCCCCCAGCGCCCGTAAATATGGCACCGTGCGGAATTGCCTGGCCAAAAACGTAAAAAATGGATAAATCATGCACAATTGCTCGAACGTTTCATCCGAACCAAAATCGAAATATCGCGCATTATGCGCCCGTATTGCAAATAGCAATTCATCTTCTGGTTTTAAATCTGTCATTGCCGAAGGAAGCAAAATCACGCGCTTACGAATGATATTATTTGCTGGCAGCGGCAAATATTTTCTATTGCCAATCATCAAACGTTCCACCCTGTCCTCTACATGCCCATCGGGAAAACGAACCGCCATGAACGTCTGATCCAATTCCGCGTCATACTCCAGGCCGATAAAATGATCGAACAGCCACCCGCCTGTCGTATAAATCGGCTCACTATCATCCTCATCCTTCTCATTCTTTTTCTTTTTCCCGTTCAATGCCTTCAGGCGGTCTGCCCATTGCGTACTCCTGATTTTCAATGCCGCTAGCAGCGCATCTTTGTATCCCGCTCGATCCTCCTCACTCAATTCTGCCACACCATTCTTGAAAAAATCATTCAGTGCCTCGTTCTTCTCGCTCAAATTCTGAATTTCCCCAATCTCCTCAGCCCAAAGCAAAATATATGGGCGTGCCGCCTTCAGCCATCCCTCCGCCTGGCGCGCCTGTTCGCTCGCCGTCATACCCCTGGCGACCCAATCTTGCAATTGTGCATTTGCGTCCTTGATGGTTGGTTTATTTTTTGACATTGCTATCCTCATTATTTATCTCATTCATCGCAAGATCGTCATCCTCAGACGGAATAATTCCATCAATCTCATTCGCCTCATTTCTGGATACCAGGCGTGGAATTCGTACAATTTGCGTCTTCGGCCCTAAAAGCCTGACCGCTGTTTTGAGAGCCTTCTGGCCAGCCTCATCCTCATCCAGGTTCAAATACACCGCAGGATGTTTCTTCAAATACGCCACCAACTGTCGTACCTGCGCCAGATTTTCATCGCCCATCGAATCCAGGTTTCCCAATAGCCCGCAAAATGCCACCGCGCCCTGTCCCCATTGCCCCCACGTAATCGCATCCCCCTGCCCCTCCACCCCTACAATCGGCCTGTCCACGCGGTGCACATGATTGAAATACGGCTGTTTCGGGCCCGCCATCAGTTTGAATGGATTGAACGATTTATCCTCCCGTTCCTTCCCTGTTTGGGCGTCCTTACGCTTATCGAACCCTGGCAGATTCCTGCGCGACAAATACCGCACCCCTCCCCGAAACTGATGGGCATAAATCACGCCAGGCTTATCCATCAAGCCGAAGATCCGCCCCCATTCGATCCATGCCTCATCAAAATCCTCATGCTCACGCACACCCTGTGTCCTTGCCCAGGCGTCCACATCCCCCTCGAACCCCAACACGGCCACCCCCGCCAATGATTGCGGATTAATCCCATACAACTGGAACTCCCCCAGCATATCCTTCACCTGCCAGTCCTGCCTTCGCCCCGAAAACCCAACCAATTCCGCCTGGATGGTCTCATCCGTCCATCCTCGCCCGCGCACATACGCCAGCGCATCATGGTCCGCCTTGATGCCTCGCTCCACGTCCCCCACCAGCCAGCGGTGGAACACATTCGCCGCCACCGAAAAAGCATCAGCAGTAGCGCGCCTCCGCTGAACCTCACTCTCGTTCACATTTTGGAATTTCGGCATCTCGATATGCGCCCGCTTCGCCAAAATTTCCAGTGCCTCGATGAATTCCACCCCCTTCTCTCGCATCACCCACCCAAACACATCCCCATTCCAATTCTGCGAGTACCACCAGGCGCGCCCCATGTCCGTTCGGACTTTTAGGCTGTCATGATTCATCCCCGTCCGCAGACGGCCATGCCCGCGTAACCTCATCCCGCTCTCCTCGATCACATCCTCGATGGGGTTTGCATCACGCACTTGCTCTACAAAATCGTCAAAATTGATTGCCATGCCGTTACTCCATTTGCCTGTTCAAAAGCCAGGCCTTTTTCAGGAATTTCTCTCGCTATCCGAGCCGTCCCGCCCCACGACCCGCCCACAATTCCAAAACAAATCGCCGACCACCCTCCCCCCCTCTTATGCGACACAAAAATTTGCCATTACACCCCATTCTGACCGCCAATAATCCCGCCAACCATGCCCTTTGTGTCGCATAATCCGCATTCTCCGACACACAAAAACTTTTTTGACGGCTTCCCAGCCCACGCCCCATAACGCATGAATAAAGTGAACATTGCGATTCTTCCTTCTACTGACTTCAAAACAATATGCCGCCACTGTCTTGACCACTCATCCGCTGGCGTGGGCTGGGATAGTTAAATTCCTTCGATGGCCGCTTCCAGTTCTGCCCAACCTGCGCGGAGATAGCGGCGCGTAGTCTCGACCGACTCATGGCCGAGCAGGTCGCGGATTTGCTCGATGGGCGTCCCGCGCTGTTCGAGCCGCTTGGCAAATGTATAGCGCAACCAGTGCGGACTCAACCCAGGGATACGACACTCCGCTCCCAGGTCAGAGACGACGCGCTCAATATGGCGCGTGGTCAAACGCTCGCTGGATTTGCCCACAAATAATCCATTAGTAGGAGCATTCCCGCGGACGTTCACCCATTCATCCAGGGCGCGCCTAACGGTCAGGTTGAGTGGAACGCGGCGCTCCTTTGCTCCCTTTCCGTTGCGGACCCTGACCGACCCACTGCGCTCGCCGATCGTGATGTCAGTTATATCCAGCATGGACGCCTCTTCGACGCGCAGGCCAGCCAACAACATCACCGCCACAACTGCCTGGTTGCGGACCGCAGTCCAATGCTCAAACGCTGTCACTGCTTCGCGCACGCGGCGTTCAAGACGATGTACCAGGTAGCCAAATTCCTGGTCGGTGAGACTGCGATAACGCGCAGGGCGGACACCTGCCTTTTTCGGCTCGATCCCATCCATCAGGTTGGCATAGGACGCGCCCAGCATGGATTCAACCCACTGGCAAAAGATGCCGAGCGCCCACATGCGGCTATTCCATGTGTCGGGAGCGACGCGGGCCTCCTCCAGGGAGTGATGACGCCAGGCGTGTAGATCGAAATTTGTAATTTTGTGCGGCTCGAAGATGTCGCCGTATTTGGCTTCCCACCACATCGCAAATACCCGCACATGCTGGCAAGCCGCCTTGACCGATTTCTCGCTCGGCGTCCGATGGATAGGGCTGATTTTGCGATAATCCTGCTCCAGCCATGCGCGGAATTGCATTTGCCAATCTTGAGCAATCTGGAAATGGGCAATTGTTTGAGTTTTCATCATTCACCATCCTCTCGCACAGCCCCAACATTCAGGATCGCCGCCAATGTTTGCTGTTCACACCACAGCCGCGCCTGCTCCGCAGTGGGCTTCGAGCAAATGTAAATCTCATACCCATCCACAACCTCGAAGCAATTCCATTGGTTGTTTTGTAAATCGAAATGATATGTATATTTCATGCTGTATCCTTTCTTATTTTTGTTCTGGTCGGTGTGACCTCTGCCGTTCGACAAAGGCCACACCATGCCAAAGGAGGAGAGAAACGAAGCGACCGTTTGCTCTTCGGCGGTTCACCAGGCCGCCTATGAGACTGGGAAGGACTCGAACCTTCCATTGCGCCTGCCAGTCCGCTATGATGGTATTTCCATCCGGTTATGCTCTCGATCTTCCAGCCAGATAATGAAATCGCCAAATGTTTTTTTCATCGCAAATTCAGTATCTTTCGCTTCGGCGAGACTGTTAAAAAGGAATGCTCCATATTGAATATCAGTTTTGTTCGGGTCAATCCATGCCAGGCGATATTGATTTGCTTCATCAGATTGCATGTCCATAAAATATTTTTTCATTGTCTCGATAATTAGCTCGATGGCATGCCGCCACTCGCTTTCTCGTCCTGCGGGGAGCGGAACCCACATCGTTTTGAAATTGGTTTGCATTTACTGGTCACGTTGAATGTTCTTCAGTTCTTCGATAGCGACCAATATCGTCATAAGTTCCTGCTGGATACGGGTCAATAATTTATCGTCGGGGATTTCGAGCATTTTCCCAATCAGATAGCGCATGGATGTTGCCGCCATTTTTATCTCATCGAGCAATCCATTGGCTTTGTAAGGCAAGCGCCTGACGCGCGTCCTGGCTTTACGTTCTGTGCGCCGATATTCCCCGATAATCATGAAGATCCCATCAAGGCTAAATAAAATCAAAAACAACAGGGCGGACTTCCACGAAATGAGCGCGCCTGCCGCCAGCGTGACCAACACGCCGCCCGCCACATACATGGATGTGTGCTCTTTGCCTTTGAGTTTGTCCATAAGACGATTGTAGAAATATCCAAACACTGGCAAAAGGATGGACACCGCCACGATCAAAGGCAGAAAAATCTGCAAATTCGCCGCAAATTCGTTGAGAAAATCACCCAGTTTCACCATTGCCAATCGCCTTATGCTATTCTGTGATTGTGGATTGACTCGGCAAATTAAATTTGATGACCCCGCTTTGTACCAAATCAGGATACATGGCACAGATAGTATCCACTGCCCACGAAGCAATCCATGTTCCAGGATAAGTCGCAATGCATTCAAAAAGCAAACTCAGTGGAGGTTCGTTATGCTCATTTTCAATTCGAGAAACCATGCTTGGAGACATGCCAGTATTAATCAATCGTTTATTAATGGCATTTGAAAATTCCCTCACAGACAAACCAAGTTGCTTTCTATATTTCTTGGTGACATTATTGACTTCCATAATTCGCTTATCCGTTCTATAAACTTGGTTATTGTTTATTATATGCAACAATTTATAACCTAAGTTATAAATTGTGTCAAGTATGAAACAGGATGATATAATAATAAAAATGACTTTCCCTGAGTTCCTTGAGAAAAAATATCTTGAATGGCAATTGAAAGAGGGAGAGAGGAAAACTATTGTGCAATTTGCCGCTTATATAGGCGTAAGCCAGCCGATTCTTTCGATGTGGATGAGCGGAAAAAAGAGACCTGGCATGGAAAATATAAAATTACTCGCTGAAATATTCGGTGATGAAGTCTATGACGCGCTTGGTCTCCCCCGCCCCAATCCATATCTGCAAATAGCAATAAAAAAATGGGAATATTTGCCTGAAGAGAAACAGAAACAAATTTCACGCATGATTGCAGAGGAGGCGGCCAAGTATGAAACAAAGACGCCCAATCCCAAAAAATAAATCCCTTTTCTATGTTCTTGCTGTTATTTCGAGCGCCTGTATCATTTGTTTTGTTATCGCCCTTGCCATCGGAAAGGCACAAACACCGCCAAAAGCAAAAACGGTGTCCGACTATATGCAGGAATTTGGCGGCAATCCTGATGTGTATGCCAGAATTCTTATAATGACAGATTGTGCCACATTGCAAAACGAGTTCAACCAGGCGCAAGCAAATCTTCGAGAACCTGGTACGCCACAATACAGATGGGGGTTAGGATATATGGAAGCATCCAATGACCGCATGAAGGAAATCGGCTGTTATAAATGACTCGAATCCCCTTCTCGCCTGGCGATCGCATCTTCGGCTACTTGCGCGATAGCGGTCACGAAGACCAAGAACTCTCCATTGAGCAACAGGAAGCCGTTCTACGGAAATGGGCGGCGGAACACAACCTGATCATCACCCGCATCTACAAAGACGAAGCCAAGCGCGGCTCCAGCGTCGTCAAACGTGACGAACTGCAAGCCATGATGTATGCCTTCCGCCATGAGTGCAGCGAACGCGGCGTGGTCGTTTGGAAATACAACCGCTTTGCCCGCTCAGTGGATAATGCTCAATTTTTTCGCGCCGAAATCCGCACGCTGGGCTATATCTTCTACTCTCTCAATGATGAAGTCCCCGAAGGCCCAATGGGACGCCTCTTTGAAGCCGCCATTGATTTCAAAGACGAGCAATTCCTGATCGACCTCTCCCTCGATGTAAAACGCGGACTGCAAAATTTAGTGGAACGATATGGCTGCGTGCCTGGCAGTGCCCCGCGCGGATTCAAGCGCGAACCCGTCACCATCGGTCTGCGGCGAGACGGCACGCCCCATATCGCCCATAAATGGGTGCCAGACCCTGACTATATTCCCCGCGTGAAGCGGGCTTTTGAGATGCGCGCCCGCCGCATCTCTCTGGGCGCAATTCACAAAGAAACAAAACTTTACAGCGGAATCAATTCCTATTCGACCTTTTTCGCCAATCCTATCTATAAAGGCACGCTCAAATATGCTGATTTGATCATCGAGAATTATTGCGAACCGATGGTCAGCGCCGAACTGTGGGAACAGGTGCAGGTCGTCCAAAATCGCTATGCCCGCCGCAAACATGTCAGCGCCGATTCAATGGATCATCCCCGCCGCGCTAAATCCCGCTTCCTCCTCAGCGGCATCGGTCGCTGTGCCCATTGCGGCTCGCCCCTCTTCGGTCGCTCCTCCCCGCAGAAAAGCGGCAAGACCTACGACAGCTACTTCTGCACCCGCGCTTATCGCAAACGCGACTGCACCAAGAGCCGCATCCCGCGTGAAACAATTGAAAAAGCTGTGATAGAAACGATTACCAGCATCATCCTGAAACCTGATAACTTGCTGGCTGTTTATGAGCAACTCAAAATGGATGCATCCAGGCAGCTTATCGAGCAAACAGAAAAACGCCTCGAGCTCAAAACGCGGCTTGCCACTGTCCGAAAAAAAATATCCAACCTGATGGCATTACTCGAAGACCTCGGCAGAGACGCTAAGGCTCCTGCAAAACGTCTCAAAGAATTGGAAATGGATGAAACCGAACTCGAAAATCAGCTCGCTGAACTGGACGCTTCCGCTACCGAACCCATCCCCGAAATACCCCCAGACGTACTTGCCTACCTCGCCGTTAACTATGCCCGCGTCTTTGCCTCCGCAGACCTGGACACACAGCGCCTGCTCCTGCGCCTCCTTATAGATCGCGTAGAAGTCCGCCGCGAAGACAAAATGCTATACGGAACGATCTATTATTATTACCCGCCCCCAAAAGTCCACGGTCTCGCGGGGATTGATGATGTGTCTATATTTCAATCCCCGTCGGGACCGCAGAATCTCACTCTGCGCAGCGAACCCCCCTCTTCGAGAGATCGAAACGGGGGGTTTTCGCTTTCCTCTCACTCGCAACAAATGCC